AGCTCCAGATAACGAAGGTAAAGTATTTAAATATCGTTTCGGTAAAAAGATTTGGGACAAAATCAATGCAATGATTGCAGTTGATACCGAAATGGGTGAAACTCCAGTTGATGTTACTTGTCCGTTTGAAGTTGCTAACTTCGTTCTGAAAGCTAAGCAGGTTTCTGGTTTTAGCAACTATGATGAATCTAAATTCTTGGGTCAATCTGAAATTACTCGTATTAATGATGAAGCATTCCAGAAAGAACTATATGACCAGATGGTAGACCTTACCACTTTGACGGCTAAAGACCAGTTCAAATCCTTTGAAAAATTAAATGAATCTTTCGCTAAGGTTCTTGGTACTGCCGCAATGGGTGGTGCAGCAGCTGCAGCCGCAACCGCTGCTGATAAAGTTGCTTCTGACCTTGACGATTTCGATAAAGACATGGAAGCCTTTGGTTCTGCAAAAACTGAAGATGACTTCATGAGTTCTACCTCATCCTCTGATGATGGTGACCTTGACGATCTGTTAGCTGGTTTATAATAAATTGGGAGACTTCGGTCTCCCTTTTGGGCATCTGTAACTTACCTAAAAAAGTTGTTTACTTTTCCTTTAAACATGATACTATAGACCTATCAACAACATGAGGAAATCAAAATGGAAATCGGAAAAACTTATATCATTAACCCTTTATTTAAAGATGACTTCATTGAAGAAGCTCCACGCAATAACAGCCGGATGCTAGATTTGATCGAGAAACATGGTCCAAGTTTTGTTGTGGAAGAAGATGAATATGATGGCGACGGCTACAACGTAGTATGTGTAACCATGGAAGATGGCACAGAATGTTCTGCTGGCGGTCCGACAGAAACTTATTTTGAAATTTATCCTGACGAGTTCAAATACTTCAACGAGGTGACTTTAGAAAAGCCTCAACCAATTAACGAAGGTATAGTTTTAGGTGTAACAAAAATCCACTGCGTTGTAGATGAAACCAACGTTGACGAAATCATCGAACTTTTGCAAAAAACTTTTAAAAAGTAGTATACAAAAAGATAGGACTATGTTATAGTAGTCCTATCAAAACAAATGAGAGGAAATCAAAATGAAAATTGGAAAAACTTATATCATCAATCCAGAATGTAAAGCTATCTTCGCCAATGAATGCCCACAAAACGCCGATATGCTGGCTTTGATTGAGCTTCATGGTCCTAGTTTTGTTGTAAAAGACATGAACACAGATTATGATGATGATAAATGTGTAACCAGTGTAACTATGCGAGACGGTACTGAATTCGGTTTTGATGGTAAGCCAGGTTCATATTTTGAGCTTTATGATGATGAGTTTAAACACTTCATCGAGGTATCTCCAGAGTCTATTTCTAAACAATCACTCATCTTTGAAGTGACTACGGAAAATGCTCGAGATGTGATTGCAGAAATTAAAGAAATTTTTGGAATAAAATAGTATACAACAGGGTAATGGTGTGATACTATTACCCTGTCAAAACAAATGAAGCAACGGAGAATAAAATGAAATTACAACGCCAAAGCATTAACGATTCTGAAGTTAAAGGTAAATGGTACTTCAACATCCTTGATAAAGATGCTGAACTCCTTGAACAAGCTGAAACATCTTTACGTGAAATGGGTTGGAACGAAGACTGTGATGGATGTCCTCTTTATGAAGATGGAGAAAGCGCAGGATTCTGGATTCACCACTCTGACGTTGAATCGTTCAAAGCTGATTGGAAAGTTGTTAAGAAAAATCTGAGGAAATAAAAATGCTTAAATTAGTATTCGCATGCGCTCCGAACAAAACAGTCGATGATAAACTGGAATACGCTTTTGGATTAGGTTATGGATTACCATGGAAGCATATCAAACAAGATATGAGTAACTTTGTTGCTCGTACTAAAAACACTGTAATGGTTATGGGTGCTAAGACTTTTGCATCATTACCTCGTCTACTCCAAGACCGTACTCATGTGGTTGTCACTGATATGGCCAGAAAACTGCCTAGGACTAAAACCAACGAACTTGCACGGTTCTATATCACCCAATCTGAATTTATTACCTTGGTAACAGGTGGTGAAATTAACCTGTTTAGCCCTGCAACTGACGTACCGTTTAAACTTTCTACTGAACATGTTGATGTCTCGGTTATTGGTGGTCCTGCTTTATTAAAACAAGCACTGCCTTATGCCGATGAAATCGTGATGACTAAAATCATTAAGAAATGTCGTGTTAATTCCGATGTTCAACTTGATAAAGATTTCGTCCAAGATATTATGCTTCAACGTTCTATGGTAGAATCTCATTACTACAGAATCGATGAACTCACCGAAATTACTGAGAGCGTTTATAAATGAAACAATACCAATACCTGATTAAAGATATCTTAGAAAATGGCTACGAAACAGACGACCGTACAGGTACAGGCACTATTGCCCTGTTCGGAACTAAATTGCGATGGGATCTGACTAAAGGATTCCCTGCGGTAACAACTAAGAAATTAGCATGGAAAGCTTGTATTGCCGAGCTATTATGGTTCATGTCTGGTTCTACCAATGTTAATGATTTGCGTATTCGTACTCATGGTAGTCTTATTCAAGGTAAAACTATTTGGGACGACAACTATGAAAATCAGGCAAAAGACCTTGGATATCATAGCGGCGAACTTGGTCCTATTTATGGTAAGCAATGGCGTGATTTCGGCGGTGTAGACCAATTGGTCAAAACTATCGACCGTATTAAAGCTCTTCCTAATGATCGTCGTCAAATAGTTTCTGCATGGAACCCGGCCGAAATTGACCAAATGGCTCTTCCTCCTTGTCATATGTTCTATCAGTTTAATGTGCGTAATGGATACCTTGACCTTCAGTGGTATCAGCGATCAGTAGATGTTTTCTTGGGTTAATTGAGGCCTGAGTATAAGGTGACTTATACTTGTAATCTATCTAAACGGGGAACCTCTCTAGTAGACAATCCCGTGCTAAATTGTAGGACTGCCCTTTAATAAATACTTCTATATTTAAAGAGGTATTTATGAAAAGCGGAATTTATCTTGAGAATTGGCCTACAAAAATCCAAATGGACTGGGTTACTGGAACGATGACATATTCTGATTTCGTTCTTAAAAATTACGAATCACATCCAGCTATCAAAGCTAAAATGGCGGTATAAAATGATTTTACGTTTTATTAATTCATATGGCACCACAATTTTTGAAATGAAAAATCCTACCGAACTGGATATCCCTTCACCGAATAGTGAAATCACAGTTAAAGGTGAACGATTCATTTGCTATTCACATGAACGAATTTATGACTATCGTGAATTTTGTGGTGGTTACGGTATAGAAAAAGAACCGTTGGTTTATTTCGATATCACAGTCTTGACACCTAAAGAATACGAAGAAATTATTGCTGAGGATAATTAACGCTTCAGTTTAAAAGTGTATAATAAATTAACGGGATAAATACTATCCCGTTTGGAGTAATGTCTATCAACCTATACTGAGGACTATATGCAAGTAACTAAGAGCAGTGGTGTATCCCAAAATTTTGATGCACAGAAAATTATTCAAGTCTTAACTTGGCAATGTGAAGGAACACAAATTGACCCATATGAATTGTACGAAGAAATTAAGACCCATCTTGTTGACGGGATGAGCACCAAAGATATCCAGAAGATTTGTATTAAAGTTGCAGCTAACTCGATTTCTGTCGAAGAACCTGATTATCAGTATGTCGCCGCCAAAGGGCTAATGTTTGCACTCCGTAAAGATGTATACGGACAGTTTGAACCGCCTGCTTTTATCGACCATATTTCTTATTGTGTTAATGAAGGCAAATACGACCCTGAGTTGTTGTCTAGATATTCTGCAGAAGAAATCATTTATCTTGATTCTCAGATTAAACATGAGCGAGATTTTGACCTGACTTATGCTGGTGCTATGCAGCTTAAAGAAAAATATCTAGTTAAAGATAAAACAACTGGGAAGATTTATGAAACTCCCCAGTTTGCTATCATGGCTATTGGCATGGCCTTACATCAAGACGAAACTCATGACCGTTTGAAACATATTATTCGTTTTTATGATGCCGTTTCTACTCATCAAGTTTCATTGCCTACCCCAATTATGGCAGGTGCTCGTACTCCGACTCGCCAGTTCTCTAGTTGTGTAGTTATTGAAGCAGGTGATTCGTTAAAATCTATTAACAAAACTTCAGCATCAATTATTGAATATATTTCTAAACGAGCTGGTATCGGTATCAACGTTGGTATGCTTCGTGCAGAAGGTTCTAAGATCGGTATGGGTGAAGTTCGACATACAGGTGTTATTCCATTCTGGAAACATTTCCAAACTGCAGTAAAATCTTGTTCTCAAGGTGGTATTCGTGGTGGTGCTGCTACAGCGTATTATCCGATGTGGCACTTAGAAGTAGAGAACCTATTAGTTCTGAAAAATAACAAAGGCGTGGATGAAAACCGTATTCGACATATGGACTACGGAATTCAGATTAATGACCTTATGATGGAACGCCTTGGTAAAAATGATTATATTACTTTATTTAGCCCTCACGAAATGTCAGGCGAACTATACTACTCGTTCTTTGAAGATCAAGATAAATTCCGTGAGCTTTATGAGAAAGCTGAAAAAGACCCGACAATCAGAAAGAAAAGAATCAAAGCACTAGAACTCTTTGAATTGTTCATGACTGAACGTTCTGGCACTGCTCGAATTTATCCACAATTCGTTGATAACACGAATAACTACACTCCGTTTATTCGCGAAAAAGCTCCAATTCGTCAGAGTAACTTATGTTGTGAAATCGCTATTCCGACTAATGACGTGAATGGTCCTGATGCTGAAATTGGTTTATGCACATTATCTGCTTTTGTATTAGATAAATTTGATTGGCAAGACCAAGATAAAATTAATGAACTTGCTGAAGTACAAGTACGTGCACTTGATAACCTGTTAGACTATCAAGATTATCCGGTTCCAGAAGCTTTAAAAGCTAAAAAGCGTCGTAACTTGGGTATTGGTGTTACGAACTATGCCGCATGGTTAGCTTCTAACTTTGCTTCATATGAAGACGCTAACGATTTGACTCATGAATTGTTTGAGAGATTGCAATATGGCCTTATCAAAGCTTCAATCAAACTCGCCAAAGAAAAAGGACCTTGTGAGTATTATTCAGACACTAAATGGTCTAGAGGCGAATTACCTATCGACTGGTACAATAAAAAGATTGACCAAATCGCAGCCCCGAACTACGTCTGTGACTGGGAAGAACTTCGAGCTGAACTCAAAGAACACGGAATTCGTAACTCAACGTTGTCTGCACTCATGCCTTGTGAGTCAAGCAGTCAAGTATCAAACTCTACAAACGGGATTGAGCCCCCGCGTGGTCCAGTAAGTATTAAAGAATCTAAAGAAGGCAACTTCCGTCAGGTTGTTCCTAATATAGAACATAACATGAGTCTTTACGACTACGCGTGGAAACTTGCTAAGAAAGGTAATAAACCTTATTTGACCCAAGTTGCTATCATGTTGAAATGGGTGTGCCAATCTGCTTCTGCTAATACTTACTATGACCCTGCAGTATTTGAGAAAGGTAAAGTGCCAATGTCAGTAATGCTTGACGATCTACTTTACTTCTGGTACTTTGGCGGAAAAAACCTCTACTATCATAACACTCGTGATGGGTCAGGTACAGATGACTATGAATTAGAAACACCTAAAGCTGAAGATTGTTCTGCTTGTAAGCTTTAAGACTTTTGATTATAATTTACTCATGGATGAGTTAAACTAAGTGAGAAATATAATGAGTACAGTTTTTAACACACAACAAGTCGATGTTTTGAATGAGCCGATGTTCTTTGGTTCTGGTCTTGGTATTGCGCGTTATGATATTCAACGCCATAAAGTTTTTGAAGATTTGACCGAAAAACAATTGTCATTTTTCTGGCGCCCCGAAGAGGTAAACTTGATGTTGGACTCTGCGCAGTTCAATAAGCTTCCTCAGTTCCAACAGGACATCTTTACAAACAACCTTAAGTATCAATCATTATTAGATTCTATCCAAGGCAGAGCCCCATCTGCGGTACTTATGGCACTGATTTCTGACCCTTCATTAGATACATGGGTTGCAACATGGACATTCAGTGAAACTATTCACTCTCGTTCATATACTCATATCATGCGAAATCTTTATACAGACCCATCTAAGGTATTTGATGAGATTGTATTAGA